GCGCGACGCCGTGGTGGTCCCCTCGGCGGTCGCCGTGAAGCCGGTCGCGCTCGTGCCCAGCGTCATCAGCGACGCGGGCGCGTTGGGATCCAGCGGCTGCACACCGGAGGCGCCGTGCGCCGTCACCGTGGCGGCGACGTCGGACTGGAGAAGCTCGACGATGCCGTCCGCGCCGGGGGTGTCGTCGATGGTGAACCCCCACGAGATCAGCTGGATCTGCCGGGTCGAGGGGGTTGCGATCTGGAGCATCGTCTTGATCGCGGTGCCGGTGGTGACCGACGCCTGAGCGGCGGTGGTCGCCATGGCGGCGTTGAAGCTCTTGTACCGATGCATGACAAATGCTCCCTACATTCATGTCCGAGGTAGAAGAAAAGCCCGGCCCCTCACGAAGAGGGACCGGGCTGAACTGACGTACTACTTGCGGGTGTTGAGCAGAGCCTCCACCTTGCCGCCGTGCGTACGCACCACACGGCGTCCGGTGTCGATCCAGATCTCGTCGAGGGCCCGCCCGCCGACAGTCAGGGTGAGGTGGTAGATGTCGCCCGAGCCGCCACCGCCCTGACCCGCGATACGCCGCGAGTCCGGGTTCGAGTACACACTCGACCCGAACGGCAGCCGGATCAGCTCCGGACCGTGCTCACCGACCTCGACGAGACCGCCGCGAAGACCACCGGTCGCGGCACCGATGATGCCGCCGGTCGCCTTCTTCTTCTTGGACTTCGAAGCCGCCTTCTTCAGCTGGGCCGACAGCTCCGTCAGAGCCTTGACCAGCTTCTCCTGCGACTTGATCTGCGCCCCGAAGAGAGCGTCCGCCGTCGTCTTGCCCGCACTCGACCCCGCACTGGACATCTGCCCGTACAGCGAGTTGATCGACTTCAGCTCGCTGCCCGACGACCGCAGCAGCGCACCGGCCGTCTCCAGGCCGCCGCCGTCGACACCGGCCTCGGCGACCTGCCGCAGCAGACCCTTCGCCAGACCCCGCTTGCGCAGGGTCTTCAGAGCACGGGAGAAAGCGACCGCCTTGTCCCGGCCCCGCGTCATCCGGGTCATGAGAGCGGACATGGTCACAGCCTTGTCCGTATTGACCCCCTCGGTGATCCCCGTCATGGTGCGGGACTTCACCGAACTGCTCAGCGACTTCGCCTCGCTCTTGATGCTGCTCAGCTTGTTCTTCGCCTTGTCGAGCGCACTGGTCACCGACTTCAGAGCCGTCGCCATCTTGATGGAACCCTTGATGATCTGGCCCATCAGACGCAGCAGGTTCTTCTCGGTGGTCCCCGAGGTGGCTTCCTTGATCGGCTTGATCGCCTGCCGGGCCTCACCACGGACCGAGCCGCCCTTGGCGAACCCCATCTTGGCGTAGCTGCCCTCATTGATCATGTTGAGCATGCGCTCGCCGTACTTGCGGACCGAATCGGCCCGGATCACGAACTCGCCGTTGCTCAGCCACGGCGCGAACACATCGTCACTGGTGCCCGTGCCCGGACCGTGGACCCGGCCACCATTGGCGTAGCCGCGCTTGAAGGCCCGGCCGGTGAACTTGCCGCCGGTGGCACCGGTGATGTCGTGCTGCGAACGACCAGTCAGGAACTCCTTCTGGTACTGCTGGATCGTCTTGATCGTGGTCGTCTTGAACTGGTTGATGACGAGGGTGGCGGTCGCCGTCCTGCCGTCGATGGCGTTCAGCTTCGACTCGACCATGGAGGCACGCTCCATGGCACGGAAGTTGTCGACCGTCGCCTGGGCCTCGGCCTTGGTCCCGTCGACTTCATGAAGCTTCCGCTTCGTCTCCGCAACCGCAGCGTCCGCCTGCGCCTTCTCGACCTCCAGCTTGGTCTTGACGGACTCGGGAGTCGCCAGAACCGTGTCGATGAACAGCTCAAGCTCGGACTTCGGCACACCGAAAGCCGTACCGAGAGCCATGAGCTGCGAGCGTCCACGGCCCCAGACCGCATTGATCTCACTGAGAGGGGCGTGGGCCTTCTCCGCCTGCGTGGCAGCCTCGGCCGTGTTCCTCGCGACCTGAGCCAGCGACTCGTAGACCTCACGGCTCTTTGTGTGCGCGAGGTCGAACTGACCGTTCTGGATCTTGATCGCGCCGGAGAATTCCTTGGCCTTCTTCGCCGCGTTGTCGATGGATTCCTCCATCGCGGCCCGCGCATCGAGCTTCCCGAGCATCTCGTTGTTCAGCTCTTGCATGCTCTGCGTCAAGCTCTTGACGGCAGCCGCATGCTCACGCGTGTTCGCCGCCGCGCCGCTCTCGGCTTCCGAGATGGCCGCGAGGAGATTTCGCCGCTTGGTCTGCGCAGCGGCGAGATCCTGATCGGTGGCGTTGAACTTCTGGCGGTGGAACTCACCGCCCGACGGGCCGAGATCCTCGGCGACATCGCGGATCTTCTGCATTTCCGCGATCTCTTTATTGACGTCGGCCAGCTGCTTCTTCAGCTCACCCGCGCTCTGACCGGAATCGACGAAGGACGTGCTCATTCCTTCGATGCCGCCGGTCAGGTCGGCAAACCCCATGACGTTCTGGTTGATGTGCTGGAAGAGACTGCCGAACATCGTGTCGACGACAGCAAGACCGGTCTCGACGATGTTCAGAACACCCGAAAGCGACCGGAACACACCGACCAGAAACATGGTGGCCGTGCCGGACTGGGTGGCCATGTTGATGAACTCACCGATACCGACGAGCAGGTTGGCCAGCTCCCGGCCGAGGGTGAGCCACACGTCCCGCAGAGCCTCGGCACCACCGTTCGCCGTCATCGCGGCGAACATGTCTCCGAAGCCCTTGCCGACCATGGCCATGGCAGAGCGGAAGCCCTCCATCGCCGGACCCATCTGCTCCAGGGACGTGACAATCCCGTCCAGGGAGAAACCGGCGAAGTCCGTGAAGGCCCCGAAGAAGTCCTCGATCAAAGGACCCGTCGCCGTGAACGCCGCCCGCAGCGCCGGGAACATCTCGTCCACCGCTTCGCCCACGGAACGGATGCCCCGGACGAGGTCGCCCTCCATGGGCTTGGCCGCCTCACGGGCTGTGGAAGCGACGACCTCCTTCATCTCACGGAAGGCACCCTTGACGACATCGCTGTTCTTCAGCGCCAGCGCGCCGAGCGCGATGAACGCACCACCGAGCGCCGCGACCAGCAGACCGCCCAGAGCCTGAGCAATCGGACCGATGAGCAGCAGCGCCGCGACAAGGATCATCGTCCAGCGCTTGTTCATCTTGAGGTGGGACCCAAGCCACTTCATCGCCCCGACCAGCCCGAGCGTGGCAAGAAGGCCCCCACGCAGACCGCCGACCATGCCCTCACCCATGCGGGACATCGACCGGCGCATCATGCCCGCGCCGTGTCGGCTGTCCCGCATCCGCCGCTGAAGCAGCAGCAGACTCGAATCAAGCCGCCGGATCCGGGTGGCCTCACCGCCGACCAGCGTCAGCTGTGCCCGCAAGGCGGAAGCCTCACGCCGCATGTCCCGGAACGACGACCGGGTGATGTCACCGGAACGCCGGAGCGCGCGCATGTCGCGCGTCGTCACCCGTATGCCGTTCGACAGCGCATTGAACTCACGCCGCGACAGCGACCCCGCGTTCTGTGCATCCTGAAGCGCCCGCGCCATCGCACGCAGGTCCGTGTTCAGGGACCGCACCGTCCGCTGAGCCCGTCCCGAACCGCCCGAGACACCGGCCATGGCCCGCTGAAGCCTGTCGAAGCTCCGGGCCATCCGGTCCATGTCGTCCTGGCCCAGAGCCCTGAACCGCAAGGTCAGACCCTGGTTGTCCTGCCGGATACGCTGAACACGAGGAGAAACAGGACGACGACCGGGCCGCTCACTGAGCCCCGCCAGACGAGTGACATCACGCTGCTGCTGCGCCGTTGCCGCACGCGCGGCACGGTCACGCTCGGCCTCCGCACGCCGGTTGCGCTGCGCCTCCTCGCGCAGAGCCGCCGCGTGGGCCCGAGAGATCCGCTGCTGCTGCGCAACAATCATCCGCGCGCGGGACTGCTGCTGACGCACCTCGTCCCGCAACGCCGCCGCATTGCGCTGCGCCTCCTCACGCAACGCCGCCGCATGCGCCTGCGACATACGACGCCGCAGCGCGACGATCGCCCGCGCATCGGCTTCCTGACGACGCCGCTCCTCGCGCGCCCGACGCTCAGCCTCACGCTGCGCCTGCGCCGTCGAACGAGCCGCCTCACGACGCAGCCGCTCAGCCTCACGCTGACGGTCGGCCGCGTTCCGCGCACGCCGCTGCGCCATGGCGTCCTGACGACGCAGCTGGTTGTCCAGATGGTCGAAGTCGAGACGGGTGCGTTCCAGCTCGCGGCGCAGACTGCGGAACTGGTCCTCCGTCAGTTCACCGTCCGCAGCGGCACTCCGCAGGTCACGTCCCAGCAGCCCCATGGAGCGGCGCATGAAGTCCATCTCATGCCGGGCCGTCCTGCCCGTGCGCTGGAACTGACTCAGCTTCCGCTGGAGACCGGTCAGCGAGTTCGCGAACCGGTCGGAACTCTGCGTTGCGCCGTCGGAGTCCCGGCCGATCCGGCGGATGTCACCACCCATACCGCGCATCCGCTGGCGAATCTGATTGAAATCGCCACGCGTCATATCGCGGACCCGGACGGTAAGTGTGATGTCATCAGCCATCGCTCACCCCTCCGTCCGGGTTACCGAGACCTTCGATATTCAGCAGCTGGAGAAGCTCCACCGGCTCGGCGAGAATCTCACTGGGCAGCTTGTGGAACTGGCGGCACAAACCGAGGATGTACTCGGCACGTTCCAATTCCTTCGGCTTCTGAACTACAGCGCCTGTGACGGAATCGACTCCACCAGGACAGGTTCGCCAGAGCTGGACTTTTTTTCGGCCTTCTCCGGCAGCGCCGTCAGGGCCGTGGTCCACGCGTGGACGATGGCCATGTTCATGTTGAAGTCGTTGGAGCGGATGCCCTCATACGTGGTGGGAACCGGCTCGTCGGTCTCGTCGTCTTCGAGGTTCCACGAGACCAGGTGCGTGGAAAGCAGCTTGAGCATGCCCTCCGTCTCCCCGTCCCCCTCCGTGTTCGGAGCACTGAGGGAGACGAGGTCGAGGTACTCGCCCGTGGTGAGACCGCGCACCTTGACGATCAGGCCGTCGTACTCGGTCCCCTCGAAGTCGAGCTTGTAGACCCTCCGCTTGCGCTTGAAGGACACGATTCCTCCCCGGAAAAGAGAAAAGCCCACCGCGATCTGCGATGGACTGCCGAAGTTCGAGCTTATGAAGTTGTCATGCCCACGTAGGGACAGTGCCGTCCGAAAGGACACCGGGGCACGCGAAGGTGAGTTCACCGGAATCCGCCCGCGTGAGCGGGTAGTCGGTGAAAAGGCACTCGTTCGCGAGCGTCTGCCCCGAAACCGTCAGCGTCACGGTGCGCGCCACCGACGTGGACGTCACCGTCTTGAAGACGTCGTGGGACTGGTTCGCGGCGTCGTTGAAGACGCCGTTGAGCGTGACCGAGAAGTCGGCCAGCAGGAGCAGACGCTCGTACGCCGACTTGTCGATACCGGTGATGTCCTGAACGCCGCGCGGAGTGGCGAATTCGAGCGATGTGATGTCATTCTTGATGGCTCGCGCAGTACCACCGCTATCGTCCACGCTGCACGTGGTCCATCCGAGTCCGGACTCTTTTGCCACGACTCACCCTCCTTTGTCCGTTTTGGGGTATGCAAAAGCCCCCCACCACACGGCAGGGGGCTTGAGAAGGAGGGGCTCTACCCTCGCTCTTGCTGGCGGATCAGTTTGTCCTGGTTCTCCTGGAAGTCCTCGATCCAGTGCTCGGGCTTCGAGTGCTTCCGGGTCGGCGTCCCGGCGGGATTCCCGCGCCAGTCGCCGCCCTTGACCAGGTAGTGCTCGGGCCGTCCGAGCGGCACCTTGTGCTGCCCGGCGGCGAAGCAGGTCTGACCGGCCTCGAACGTGAACACCGTCAGGCCGGGCTGCTCGTCGCGGGACTCGGTGTACTTCCGCCCGGACTGGGAGCGGATGTACCAGGCCTGCTTCTGCCCGAGTTCCGTCGACTCGTCGATCGCGGACTTCCAGCCGCGCGTGTACTGCTCGCACTCGGCTTCCTCGCAGGTCGCCGGGCGCCAGTGCGTGCTGATCGGCGAGACGATCTGGAACGTCCGGTAGGCCGAGGCCGGGAGATTCGGTGTGATGCGGTTGATCGGGCGCATGGTTCCTCCCCGGAACGCGTGGATCAGAAGACGGTGGCGGTGTCGTTGCGGCAGACCATGACGGCGAAGACCAGGCTGCTGAAGCCGCCGGTGGTCGCGGTGACCACACGGAGGTAGCGCTCGACGGTCTGGTTGCTGGCGGTCGCGATCCGCTCGACGGTGGGACCGGAGGTGATCTGCGTGAAGCCGCCGCCGGTGACGTCGGCGAAGGCATCGCCCGCGCCGTTGTCGGAGGATTCCTGGAGCTTGACGGTCACGTCGGTGCCGGTGAAGGAGAAGACCTGGAGGTAGGCCTGGAGGCCGAAGGTCGTCGAGCCGGTGGTGAAGTCGACCGACGTGCCGTTCGCGGCGCCGGTGTCGGTACGCTTCCCGGCCGTCATCTGGCGGCCCCACTCCAGACCGAAGGCGTTGCACTGGGCCTGGACGGAGAACTTGAAGTCGCCGTCGTCGCCGCGTGTGCCGTCGTAGTTGATCTGCTTGCCGACCATGCACGCGGCGGGGTTGCCGAGCGTGGTACCGCGTGCGTAGTAGAGGTGCACGTCGGTGGTCGGCAAGGTCGACAGCCGCAGGTGCGAGCGGTCGGTGAAGGGGTTGAAGTACGAGGTGAACTCGATGTTCCCGTCGCGCTTTCCGCCGATGCGTTCGTAGGCGGACTTGTCGATGCCGGTGACGTCGAAGGGGGCGTTGCCGCCGGATATCGTGCCGAGGGAGTTGATGTCCCCGCTCAGGTCATATCCGTGTACGTAGAAGTTATCTCCGAGTCCGGACTGCTTGGCCATGCGTGCTGTCCTCCTCGGGACATGAGGAAGGGCCACCCGAACACCGGATGGCCCTCACGGAATGGTGGGTTACGCCGCCTGGTCCCAGACGTCGTCGATGATCATCGGAATGAGGATCTGGAAGACGCGGAACTCCTTGCCGTCCAGGTTCATGAGCCCGGAGCGGACCCTCAGCGGCTGCCCCCAGGCACCGAAGATGTCGACATTGCGCGCCTCACTGCCGAGGTCGAAGTCACCGATGAGAGCGGTGAACATCGCATCCACGGCGAGCGCGAGGTTAGTGTCGATGTCGTCGTACGGCTCCTGGTAGGTGGAGGAGTAGACCTGCATCTCCAGCTCCAGCCGCACCGACGTGCTCGACAGCCCGGAGGTGCGGATGGCCCGCATGTCCTCGATGTAGATCGCGGCGGTGATGCCGTTGGTCGCCGCCTGCTTGGACACATAGCCGAGCACGGCGTCGAAGTACCCGGTCGCCATGGCCAGGGAAGCGATGTTGCCGAGAATGTTGCGGGTGTCCAGCGCCACCGGGCCCTCCTCAGATCAAACGGCCACGAGCCTGGTGCTTTTCAAGGACTTCCTCGGCGACCTCACGCCGCCGGTAGCCGACGCCCAGTTCCGCCTTGGTGTCCCGCAACGACCAGTAACCGGGGAAGATGGAATTGGGGGCGTTCCGGGAGCCGGTGCCCTCCAGCCAGTGGCCGTAGATCACACCGTTGTCGTGGACCTTCCACCGGTTCCAGGCGATCGGGCGCTTGTCGATCTGCGTGGTGTAGTACGGCGTCTTATGACGCAGGCGCATGTCCAGCTTGAACAGCCAGGTCCCTTCGGCCTGCTCGGCAAGCTCCCGAGCAACGTCCTTCTCGTAGTCCCTCACATGACGGTGGATCATCCCGGAGGAGATCGGCCCGTGCGTGCGGGAGCGGAAACTGATGTGGTATCCGACCTGGCCCACGGCCAGCACCTCCCTCTGCTCAGATCGTGCGGACGCGGGCCTTGCGCCCGTGCGTGCGGTACATCTGGTCCCGGAAGTCGACCAGCGCCTCGACCGTCGCGGCCCGCTTCGCGGTACCACCGAAGATCGACGAGGCGGACATGGTGCGGAACCAGCCGGTCTGCTCCTGCATCAGCTGGTGAATCGCTTCGGCGTTGACGTACTGCCGCACCACCGGCGGCACCTGCCACACCTGCACGCTCGCCCCGCTGTTGTGCGTCGCGGCCGTCGACCCGAGCGCACCCCGCTGCACGGTGAGCGTGCGGGGGGCGTAAATGTCGACACCGGCCGCGTGCGCGGCCATCGTCGAGCCCTCGAAGGCCCGCTCCACCACAAGGGTGTTGCCGGTGATCTCCTCGATCAGCATCCGCTCGGACTCGATCAGAATGACCTCGTCCACCGAGAACTGCGTCCCGTCCGTGACCGTCAGCGCCTGCGCGTTCTTGTTCGCCGTCAGCCCCGCACCGCCCACGTTCTGGCCGGTGTCGAGCTGAGCCCGGTCGGTGACCAGCATCCGCTCCGAGTCGATCTTCAGGATCGACCCCACACCGACCTCGGCGGACACCGCCGCCGACACATCGACCCCCGTCTCGGACGCGTCCAGCGCCTCGGTCGTCACCCCGGCCGTGATGTGGTCGTCGTGGATCCCCCACACACCGGTGATGCTGACGTCCCGCTGATGCGTGTCCCCGCCGCCCAGGCTCGCGCTGGAGGAGGTGACGACCTCCAGCCGGTTGTACGGCGGCCCCGACCGGTTCGGCTCCAAGTTGTAGTCCGAGGAGGCGATCGTCACCCCACCGGAGGTGACGCTGCTCGCCGACACCAGCACCTGATCGTCGAGCCACAGCCGCCACGCGACCGCGCCCTGATTGTTCGGCCAGTCGAAATACTTCGTCGCGACCCTCGGATACATCACCATGTGCACCAGCGCCTCCGCGTTACGCGACGCCGACGCGATACACCGGTCGATGTTCCGGTTGTTCTTCGGAACCTCACCCTGGTCCAAGGACCGCTTCAGGATCTCCCGAGTGCTGTAGACGGGAACAGTGATAGCCATCTACACCCCTCCGCCTCAGATGATCCGGCCGTCTCGCGGCCACTCGTAATTGCCCAGCGGGCAGTGCAGAACCCCACGGCCACCCGCGTCCAGCGGCTCCCCGTCCAAGGGGCACGCCACCGGCGGAGTCAGCCGCTCGTCCCGCGCATAGAAAGCCGCCTCGTCACGGATACTGAGCAGCTGCTCCCAGGCCATGGCCTACTCCGCGTCGGCCGCGCGCAGCCGCTCCGCGATCTGCGCCTTGCTGCCGTAGGAGGCGACGCCACGGGCATCGGCCGCCTCACGCAGCTCGGCCAGGGACATCCCCGCGTACGGGTCCGGCTCCGCCGCCTCAGCGGTCTCGCCCTCGCCGTCGTCGTCCTTGGCCCGGAGCACCTGATCACCGAACGGGGGCGACACCGTCTCCGGGCCCGGCTCGCCGGTGAAAGTGGGGTGCCCCTGACCGGCCTCGGCTCCGGCCAGGGGCTGACTCGCGAGGGCGTCCGGGGAGGATTCCGCCTGCTCACGAGCGTTCGTAGCACCGCCATGGACGGTGATCTTCGGGGACATGTCATCCTCCACAGGGGGCCAGGGAACCTGCACCTGGCTACCGCACGAGGCGCAGAAGAGATCAGGAAGCTGCACCAGACCAGGCAGCGGACCGGACAGCCGAAGCGTCCACGGCCCGCGCCCGCAGGTGCAGGAGACAGTGGTGAAGGACGGGAGCCGCCGCGAAACGGTGACCCCGTCCTCCAGGTACTCGGTGCTGCCGCAGTGAGGGCACACATCGAGGCCGACAGCGAAACGCGTCGTACACCCGACGCACGTCAACATGCTCATGGCATCTCCGAGGTCAGGCCGCCGCCACGGACGCACCCGTGTCCAGCGGCCAATAGGAAAGGGTCCACTTCACCGAGCCGGAATTGGACGCGGCGCAGTCCAGCAGGACCGAGCCCGGCTTGAGCACGATCGGCTCAGCCAGCACCTTGCTCGACGGCAGGAAGTTCAGCGCGTCCTGCATCGCAGTCGCCGGAGTACCGGTGATCGAATACATCGTGCCGACGGCGTCGGCGGTGATGTCGAGCACCGCGCACAGATCCTGCGTCGCACCGGCGGCGGTCGGATCGAACGTCAACTTCGTGTTGTTGGCCTGGGTCTGGATGACCGTGGTCACTTCGCCGATGATCGACGTCACGATGACCCGGCCGGTCGAGACGGTGAAGAGAGCGGACGCCGCCGTCTGAGGCAACGCCGCCGTCGCCCTCTCCACCACCCGACCCCAAGAGCCAGCGCCCTTGAGGATCACCGACATGTCAGGAAGCCACCAACGTCGCGCCCGTGGTCAGCGGAACCCACGTGCAGTAGAAGGTCAGCTCACCGTCGATCGTGCCCGTACCGGTCTGCACCAGCTCGATCGCCCCGGTCGTCACGACCAGCCCGCACAGCGCCCGTCCGCCCTTGCGGAAGTCCGGGGTCGTGGTGGACTCGTCGACCACACCGATGGTCGTACCCGCCGCCGTGTCCGTGGTACCGAGGTCGGTAGCCGCGACCACGGTGACGGTGTCACCCGTGGTGGGGTTGGTCTGAAGAGCCAGCGTGTTCGCGCCCGCCATGGTCGTGGTGCACACCGCCCACAGAGCGGTCACCAGCACCTCACCACCGGCCACGGTGAACAGCGAGTCGGTCGTGGCGTCGGCCAGCGTGCCGGTCGCCTTGGAGACAGGGCCATTACCCAGCACCAGCTGCTTGAGCTGGGCGCCCTGAAGAATGGTAGACATCTGTCAGGACCCCCTATCAGGCGTTGAGGTTGGCCAGGTTCGTCGGCTTGCGCATGACCATCAGGTCGTGCGCCACGTTCAGGATCGCGACGTGCTTCGTCCCGTTGGTGCCCAGGTCGGGAACGTTCAGCGACACCCACTCGAAGCCGTCGGAGAGCTGCTCGGCACGCACCTCGACGACCACGAGGGTCTCCTGCGACGCGGCACCGATGTTGGTGATCTCCGACGCGGCGGACTGAGACCACTCGGTCCACGTCTCGTCGCCGTCGAGAGTCGTCTCCGACTGGTAGTACGCCTTGGTGATGATGTCGAGGTCCTGCGAAGTACCGCCAGAAGCCGCGTTGTGCTCCTGGAGGTCGAGGTCGAGGACGTCGGTCGAGGCGCCGGTGGCGACGACGATGAACGACACGCCGCCGCAGTCCTTGAGGTGGATCCGGTTGCCGGTGATGGCGCCCGCCACCGCGTCCGTCGGCACCGCGCCGACAGAAACGTTGAACAGACGCCCCAGCGCGCTTGCGCCAGTGGTCATGTCTTACTCCTTCGCTGCCGGGGGCGGCGGGGTGTGAATGCCACCGCCCCCACGGCCCTGGCTTGGGTGTGAATGCGCACCAGGGCTGTACTGACCGCCACGCAAAGCGGCATGAAAAAACGCCAGCCGGTGAAGGTCTGGCGTCGTCGGGGCCGTTCAGGCTCAGGCGCGGGCCGCGAGCTGGACGAACGGGGAGAGGGTGTTGGAGCCGGTCTGCGGAGTGATCGCCGACTGGAGCCACGGACGGCCGTCGACCCTCTCAATGAACCTCATGCTCGTCATGTCGGTCTGGAACCGGTAGTGCGGGCTGGTGTCGGCCTGGATCGCCTGACGGTCACCGATGAGGTAGTGCGACATGTCCGCCAGGACGATGTCGCCCGCGTCGCCGAGGGTCGGCATCTTCTCGGTGAACAGCACCGGACGGCCCAGGATCCGCATGGGCGGGCCGGAGACGCCGTCGGTCAGCCAGATCGCCGAGCCGCCCGTGCCGACGCTGAGCGACATCGTCGCCAGCTCCGGGAACGTGTCGAGGTTGGCGATCCAGACCGCGTTGGACAGCGAGGACGGGAGCATCCGGGAGTACATCTTGACGAGGTTCTCCCAGACGATGGTGTCCGCCGCCTGCCCCGACTCCTTGGTCACGGAGACCATGGCGGGGGAGTTCAGGAAGCCCAGCGGCTCACCGACACCGGAACCGCCGATGAAGGCGATGTCCTCGAACCACGCGATCGCCTCGGGGAAGATCTCGTTGATCAGCATCTGGAGGCTGATCAGGGAGTCCGCGAACAGCTCGTTCGGGACTTCCGAGTACGCGGTCAACTTCTTCGCTTCGAGCTTGACCCGGCCGAAGGTCGGGCTGGAGTCCGTGAGGGTTCCCGCCTCCTCGGTCCAGTACGCCGCCACACCGCCGTAGATGTTGGAGGCGTTGGACGTGGAGTCGATCATCGGGAACGGCAGGGTCAGCGTCTCCATCGGGATGACGCGGGCCCGCGACCGGACGACCGCCTTCTCCAGCGCGATGCGCAGCAGCTCCGCCCGCAGGTACTCCGGGATCAGGAAGCCGCCGTCGGCCGGGACGTTCGAGCCGAGGCTGTTCATGATCGAGCGGATCTTGTGCTGGGCGTTCTGCGCCTCGGCGGTCCGGCTGCCGTGCCAGATCGCCTTCATGAAGTCGCGGACGTCGGGGAACTCGTCGTCCAGGCGGGCGCCCGGAGCGCCGGGGTTGTAGCGGTCGCCCAGGCGGGTCTTGCCGTTGTCCTTCATGGCGAGGTTCAGGCGCTTGGCGTCGCCCTTGACGTCGAGGGAACCGGAGTCCCGGACGTACTTGGTGATGCCTTCCTGGATGCGGGCCTCGATCTGCGCGTCGAGGTCACCGTTGGTGGCCTTGTTGAACTGGGCCGCGTAGGACTTCGTGAACTCCATCGCGGTCTGCGGGTTCGCGTAGACCTCCTTGATGAAGGAGGCATCGTTGTGCATCTCCTCCAGTTCGGAGTCGTTGCGCGGGATGACAGGAGCCATTACCAGCCCTCCTTGAGCTGAGCGAACACGTCATCCGCGCGGGGCGACGTGGCATGAAAAAGACCGGCGAACAAGAACTGTTCGTCGGCCTGGTCGTGGGGTCCGGGGGCGGTGCCGTCCGGCGGGGTCTCCTCGGGGGGTTCCTCGTTCACCGGTGTCGGCGGGCTCTCCTCGGTGGGAGGAGCCGCAGCCAGGGAGTCGTCCGGCTGCGACTCCTCGCCGGTGGCGTTCTCCGCCTCCTCCTCGTCGCCGTCTTCGTCCTCCTCGTCGCCTTCACCCTTCTTGGGCAGGAACGGGGGAGCGGCGGCGGCGAGCTCGTCGCGGATGAGGGAACGCAGCTTGTTCAGGAAGCCCTCGTCCTCGTAGTCCGCGCTGAGCTTGACCAGCTCGCTGGGGGCCTCGGTGAGGTTGTTGAGAACCTGCGCCGTCAGCACGCTTCCCGGCATGGGCCCCAGGCCGCCGTTGGCGAAGGGGATCTGCGGGGCGGGAGCCTGCTCGCGACCGGCATGCCGGTACATCGACAGGTCCCACGTCCGCTGCATCCGCGCCTCGGCCGGTACCGGCTCGGCGGCGGGCGCCGTCTGCTTGGCGCGCATGGGCACGACCTCGTCGGCCAGGCCGACCGCGAGGGCTTCCTCGGCGGTGAACCAGGTCTCGGCGTCCATGTACTGCTGCCAGGCGGCCAGGGAGCCGCCGGTGTGCTGCGCGTACGCCTGGGCGATGTTCAGGGACTGCTTGTCGAGCAGGTCCGCCATCTTCGTCATCTCAGTGGCGTCCCCGTAGCAGGCCCCGGAAGCGTTATGCACCATAATCTGGCTCTGGGGCATCATCACCAGCCGGTCACCGGCCATGGCGATCACCGAGGCGATGGACGCGGCCAGCGAGTCCACATAGACGGTGACGGTGGCCGGGTGGGAGCGGATGGTGTTGGCGATGGCGATGCCGTCGAACACCGAGCCCCCAGGGCTGTTCAGCCTGAGGTTGATCTTCGAGGTCGTGACCTTGTTGACCTGCTCGATGAAGTCCTCGGCCCACATCCCGAACCAGCCGCCGATGCTGTCGTAGACGTAGATGTCGGTGGCATCCACATCGTCGTTGTTCTCGATGCGGAACCAGTCCTTGGCGTTCTCCGGGGGCTGCATGCCCGCCGGAGGCTGCGGAGGGTGGCGCTGCGCCACCAGTTCAATCCAGGACATCAGCGCTGTCCTCCTTCTCTTCAGGGGGCGGTGTCCAGCCGAGCCGTTGCAGAACGTCGGCGACGTCGTCGCTGACCTGGACGATCACGCCCTCCAGCACCGCGTCCAGAGGGAACGCGGCGAGGTGGAGCGTCATCCGGTGCTCGCTGCTGGCGTCGACGTCCAGACGGAGCGAGGTGACGTTGCGGCTGATGTCCTTGCCGTCGATCAGAAGCTGAGCGGTGTTTCCGGACCCGTCGTGCCCGGTGAGCGACACCTGGTGCCTGCGCGTCACAGCAGCATCCTTTGCAGCCAGTCCTCGGGGGTTTCCTTCGGTACCGGCTTCTTCTTGGCGGGCTGGTCGTTCGGCCCCTCACGGGGTGCCGGTTCGTCGGGGTTCTGCTGCTCCGGCGGTCCGCCCTGGGTGACGGGCAGACGCGGCTCGGGCAGCTCGGTCATGTCCGGCAGCCCGCACGCGGAGAGGATGTCGGCGGCTTCCCACAAGCCGGTGTCGGCAAGGAACTTCGCCGCCTGCGCCCGGTTCAGCAGCACCTGCGCGGCGATCTCGTCGTCCTCGGGAACGGGGTTCACGAAGTCGAATTCGAGACCGGCGGCGGAGGGTCCGAACATGGGCAGCAGCTGGGTGTTGAGCACTTCACGGACCCGCATCAGACGCGGCTTGATCAGCCAGCGGGCGAGCATGACCTCACCGGCGTAGGCGTTCGCCTTGTTCACGTCGTCCGTCGCGCCGAGCATCGCCTTCGGGAACCCGAAGGCCTCGCGGATCGCTTCGCGGGAGGCCTGCTTCAGCTCGACGAACTGCATCTCGTCGAAGGTGTAGCGGCGGTCGACCCACTTCATCCCGGCTTCGAGGATGGCGACGCGGTGCGCGTTCGCCACGCCCCGGTGGGTCTCCGCCCAGCGGGCCTGGAACTGGTCGAAGTCCTCGTCGGAGATGTTCTGCTCGGCCTCGATCACACCGCCGGGGGTGGCGCTGTTGAGGAAGAAATTGCGGTTCCACTCCGTCGACAGGTACTGCGCGTCCAGTTCACCCATCAGCGACTGCACCGCGCCCATGCCCCGGTAGGGGTCCAGCGGGTGCGGGCGCCGCAGGAAGATGACCTCGTCCGTGCGAAGGGGGATCTCCTCCCCGTCGGGGGAGGTGTAGATGTACCCGGCGAGGTACTTCGTCGGGTGGGGGACGGGCCGCATCCGGTCGGGGCGGACGAACCACATCTCCACCGGCAGCGGGCCCTGCTTGACGATCACCCAGTACTGCTCGCCGGTCAGCTCCTCGTGCTGCTGCGCGCTCTCGCGGAACGCGTAGCCGGAGAAGAAGTTGTTGGGCCTGCACCACAGGCTCAGCGCGGGGTGCCGGGTGACCTCCACCCGGTCGTCCTGCACGGAGGAGGTGCCGTGGTCGTAGCGGCGGCGCCCGTCCTTGGGCACCCGGTACAGCTTCCACTCGACCTGCGAGTACGAGCCGATGACCCGGTCGACGATCGCGAAGAGCGTCGGGACCTGGGCCACGGCCCGCATCTGCGACTCCATCCCCGCCGTGGGGGTGGTCGCAGGGATCCGGCTGTAGCGGGCCACATTGCGTGACACATACGGGACGGGAGTCCTGTTACCGAAGACCGGGCCCAGAAACGTGCGTGCCATGGGCCCTCCGTCTTCAATTCGAAAGAAGCCGCCCGACGGGCGTCTAAGAATCCACGGCCACACCGGTGGCGCATAATGGAAACGACCAGCAAGGAGACCGCTTTGACGATCACCGGAGGCTGCCTGATGGCCGACCCCGCCGACACGCCACCACAGCGCCAAGAACACCAAGGCACCCTCGCCGACCTGCGCAAGCGCGCAGGCATCACCCAGGCGCAAGTCGCACAAGCCATGAACATCAGCCGCGTCCAGGTCAGCCGCATCGAGGCCCGGTTCCCCGGCGTGCCCCTCGTCAGCGCCCTCGCCTACCTCAAGGCCATCGGAGCCGAGGACGTCGTCCTCAGCCACCCACTCCTCGGCGAGATCCCGATCACCGACGTCTCACCCGACCCGGCCCGGCAAGAGGCCCTCGAACGCCGCCGCGCCAGCATGAAGAATCTGTAGCCGTCAGCCGAAGAACCGCCACTCCAGAGCCACCAGCCCCACACCGCCAGCGATCACCCCGGCCGGGAAGTAGATCAGCCCCACCCCCACAGCCACCAGCGCCACAGCCGCCACGGCCAGCAGCCCCGACCCGATCGCCGCCCACGCCCCCGGCGCGAGCCGAGGCAACAGAGTCTTGTTCATGGTGTTGTTCCTCATCGCTGCCTCTTCATCGGGTAATGTCAGCACCGCTGGTTCAGCACCCGCGCGTTGCGTCGCACGGGTGGTGAACTGCCTCCAGCAGGGCCCCTGACTTAGGAACACATGCGCGTGCTTCGGTCAGGGGCCCTGCCTCAAGACCGGGGCCCTTTCCGGGAGACGGCGCCCCAGGGGCCCCCGGCCTTCACCTCAGCACCCGGATCCTCGGCTTCGCCCCGTTGAAGTAGGCCAGCAGCAACGCGTCCGCGTTGTCCGGCGACCGCCCGATCCGCTCACGGATCTTGTCCTTCGGCTCCACGATGATCCGCCCCTTGGTGTCCAGCTCCCAGCGGGGAACCAGCAGCTGAGCCGCCGTGATGTCACCGTTGTCCATCCGCGACAGATCCCAGCCACCCTGAGCCGACAGCTCACGGCCGATCGTCCACCACATCTCCGCACGGAGATTGGCGAACTTCTTCTTGTCGCGCGGGTTCTCACTGACGTTCACCCCGATGATCCGGGCACTGTGCTCCCCCCGCGACGCGGCGTTGCGCAGCTCACCGATCACACCGAACCCGACACCGATCGAGTCGATCTTCACCGCCGTCGCACCCGACTCACGAATCGCCCGCAGCACCAACGGCGCGATCTTCTCCGGCCGGTCCGTACGGATCCGCCACTCACGCCCCGCCAGCACACCACGCCGCTCCCGGACCACCGTCTCGTCCAGACCACCACCGACGTCCACACCCAGCTCAACCGGCGACAGATCAGCAGGGGAATACACGGCCTCGGTGTCCGTCCGGCACGTCGCCACATCCGAAGAACGCACCACCGTGTCCGCCGCGTCAAGCGTGAACTCACCCTCGACCTTCGACCGGAACAACGCGTTCTCGGTACCCCACTCGGTCTTCTTCTCCTCGACCCACTCTTTCGAGATGAGCGAGACAGCCACAATCTCCGGAACCTTCTCACCGGTAAAATTCGGCGTGTCATACGCCGAAATCCGCACCGAGTTCCACCCCGACCCCGGCTGCGACACCTTGTAGAAGTGCGTCGCCGAGTTATCAGGGTTCCCGATAGCCAGAATGCGACACCACGGACCCGTCGTAATCGCCTCAGCACCGATCCACAGCGACTCCGGAATACCACACGCCTCGTCCAGAACCACCAGAACATACGGCGCGTGAATACCCTGGAAAGCGGACTCGTCCGCATCCGCAGGCTTCCGGCCGAAAGCGACGAGTTCCTCATCGATCAGCCACTCGACCTGATTCACACGACCCGGCAGACCAGCCGACTTATGCATACGCCGGATGTACCGCCACAGAATCGCCCGCACCTGAGCCGACGTCGGCGCCGTCGTCACCACGAACGCCTCACCCGGCGGGTGAGCATCCAGCCACCAGCTCACCACCAGCGAGGCCACGTGGCTCTTCCCGGCACCGTGGCACGACCGAACGGCCGTCTTGCGGTGATCCCGGACGCTCTCCATGATCTCCCGCTGCTTCGACCAGACCATCTGCCCCAGCCGGTCCTGCACCCACGACGCCGGATTCTGCGCCCACCGATCCGCACGCTCCGACGCCTGCCGCCGGTCCACCGCAGCCTTCAACTGCGCATGCACCAGCTTCAACCGCTTGGTGTCACCGGTGCGAACCAGCCGGTCGACCTGCGCCTTCAGCTGCGCGATGTCGAGCTGCTGCTCAGTCAACGGGCTCGTCCGACCGCAGAATCAGCGTGACCAGGTCCGTCTTGAACGCCGCGACGGACAGGTGGAAAGCATCCTTGAACACGGTGAACGCACCCTGCTCCTGGAAGTACGCCGCCTCGACCGGCTCGTGCTCGAACTCCGCGCCCCCCGTGGTGCTCAGCGTGTGCACGGTGTAGGTGAACGTGGGCAGGTCAGCGGTCTTCGACATGAGGGCTCCTCATTCTTGTGATCGATCTGCTAGGGTTCTTCTCACGGCCCCTCAAAGCCGTCTGAGGAGCGGCCCCTCCAGGCTTTCTGGAGGGGCTGTTTCGTCTTCCTCCACGAGCCACCACATCGGCGGGTCGTACTCCATCGGCGCGATCCGCATCTCGCACGGAAACGTCTCCGTCGCCGCGTCGTACAGCAACGTCCCGCTCGGCGACCGCTTGTACGCCGCGTACTCGATCCACCAGGCCTCACCGTCCGAGCGCACATAGATCAGCGACGGATACGGCACATCACCCGGCCGGACCCCGTTGAACTGCATCCAGCTGGCCAGCTCCGACGAACGCGGCGCCTTCACCCGGTAGTTGACCGCCCCGGCCATCAGGAACTCACCGCATACACGTGAGCCACCCTCAGCAGCCCGTGCCGCGAGGGGTGCGGATCCCACACCACCTCGCCGTCGGCCATCACCACGGCGTGGAACGTGCCCCGGACCGTCGGCCCGACCGCGATCCCTGTCACGCCCGGCCCCGCCAGCACCTGACGGACCGTGTAGCCGTGGTCCTCCATGAAGGTCCAGAACCGGACCTCCCAGTCGGAGTGGAGGATGAAGTGCGGCACCTCCTCCAGCGGCAGATCCAGCAAGCTGGCCACCGCCGCCTGAAGGCAGTTCCCCGTACCCGGACCGGTGTCCGTCTGTGTAACCTCAGACATCACAGATCCGGAAGATCCAGCGCCGCACGCACCGCGCAGTCCTTGGCCTCCAGCAGCTTCCGCAGGCACGCCGTCTTCTCCGGCCCCTCGGGCAGGATGTGCAGAACGACGTCGGCCGCGACAGCGAAGTGCCGGGAGACATGCTGTAGCTTTTGCGGCAGGTGTTGGTACTCGAAATACCGCATAAGGTTCTCTGAACGCATGCGTTCGGTCATGACGGTTCTCCTGGTGATGAGGGAAAGCAAAAGAACTGGCAGGAGCTGGAGGAGTCGAACCCCCGATTGCCGCTTTGGAGACGGCCGTGTTGCCGCTACACCAAGCCCCCGAGAAAGCAGGGAAAATGAGCAGTCACTGGAAGTTCGAGGTCCACGTCAAGACACCCGGCGAGAGGGACGATGAAGAGGCGACGGTTCAGCTGCTCGTCGACCTGATCCGGGCCACGACAGGACGCGTCGCCCGCGATGACCTCGCCATCACCGTCGGCGACTTCGAGCGGAACTAGCGCCGCCAGCCGGACAGCGCGATGAGTCCGACCCCAATCAGCAGAATGATCTGGAACAGGGACACAACGACCTCCCAAAGGAGCGGTGATGGGTAGGTGCCGCAAGGCGTCGAAGAGACGTCGTCAGCCGGAGTGTTCTTGGTGCGAGCACACCGTCCGTCGTGGTGTCGAGCAGCACCTGAAGAGGTGCCAGGTGTTCAGACGGGAGCAAGATGAGGAAGATCAAAAAGCGGAGCCTGCGTAACGCGTGGCGCAGGCAGCACAAGCGGGCGCCCCGCCGCGAGATCGGTCGCACACCGAACTGGGTGATTCAGGAGCGTCGGGAACGCCGTCGCCTCGATGAGGAAAGTGAGTGAGGCCCTGTCAACCCTGGGTTTACTGAAGTTACAGTAAGCTGCCTTACAGAGACTTCAGTCAACCGAAGGTAGACAGATGCAAGTCAACCCTGAGCCTCTGAAGATCGTCACCCATCGAGCAGGCGAGGATCCGCCGAAGCCGTTGTTCATGGTCGATCGGATCTTCTCGCAACGCACGGGCCATGTGCGCCGGATCAGCGTCCATCGAGATGGCTGCCCGCGCACGCCACGCGACTGCTATCCGAAGCCGCGAAGCAGCGAATGGGTGGCGGTCGCCCTGGCGAAGGCCGACGAGCACGGCGCGGAGCAGGCGATTAGCTGCCCTGTGTGCGGAGGATGGTCGGTGAGTCCATGACCGCTCTCGTTAGGATCGCTCCTGACGAAGAATCTGACGACCTGTCAGTCTTTCGTCCCGAGCGGCGTGCCCGGCTGACCGGTCAGGCCAAGGAGTGGCTGCACAAGTCCGTCCCTAAGGAGACGTTCAAGGCGTACAAGCGCGAATGGGACAAGTTCCTCGCGTGGTGCGCGTACAACGACGTCGGCCCACTGCCGGTCCTCTCGGACCACCTGACGAACTGGGTCGCCGAGCGCGCGAACGCCGGACACTCGATCAGCATCATCGAGCAGGGCATCTCGGCCGTGGTCTTTTTCCACGACCAGTACAACGTCGCCGAGAAACACATGCCGGACCGTACCGATGCCTGGCGGGTGCTCAGCGCGTACCGGCGTTCGCTCATCGACTCCGGCTGGCGTCCGGACGAGGCCGCCACCTACACCGTCGACCAGCTGCGGGCGATGGTCGCGACGATCCCCGATGACACCGCTCTCGGGATCCGGGACCGGGCCGCGCTGCTCGTCGCCACCGGGGCGTTCGCACGCCGGTCCCAGCTCGTGGGCCTCGACATCGGGGACACCCACTTCAGCCGGGGCCGCGTCGTTCTGCACATCGTGAAGAGCAAGGAAGACCAGCAGGCGCGCGGGCGCAAGCTCGTCATCGACCCCGGCGCGCATCCGCAGTCCGACCCTGTCGGGGCGCTGCGGGAGTGGGTGAACACCCTCAGTGCCCGAGGCATCCGTAGCGGTCCGTTGTTCCGGCAGACGCGGACGAACACCACGCCGCTCGGGTACAGCATCCTCGACTACCGGCTGGAGGGCCGGTGGCTGGGCCGGGTGGTGAAGAACGCGGTCCGGGAGGCGGGTATCTCGGCGCCGTCGGGGCGTACCTACCGGGCGCACTCGACGCGGGCGTCGGGGGCGACGATGGCGTTCCGTGCGGGCAAGCCGTCGGCGGCCATCGCCGCTCATGGCGGGTGGTCGCCGAAGGGGACCCAGCATCACACGTACAACAGGCCGGAAGACCAGGAGAGCGTGACGGAGGGGCTGTTGTAGCTGCTATCGTCGAATCGGTCGAGGGGCTCGAACCTCAGTGGGTCCGGGCCATCCTTTGAAGAGGCTCTGTCGCTGTGGTGGCGACAGAGCCTCTTCGTTTGTCAGAGGGCGTACTCGCGGTGGCGGAAGATCCGGTCGCGGAACTGCCACCAGGTGGTGTACATGACGCGGCCGGTCGGTGAGACGTAGGTGGTGCGGTGGAAACGCAGCATCACGTGGCTCCTTGCGGGTTCGCGAGGCGGGCGCGTGCTTCGCGCAGGCAGTCGGTGTACTTGCGGCCGGTGGCGGCCTGGATCTCGCGGGCGAGCTTCTGCTCGGGGGTGCGTGCGGGCATCAGGCCACCCACTGACCGGCGGCCTTGATGCGTGTGGCGTGGTCCAGGCGCCGGTACTTCAGTTCGGTGGTGTGGCCGTCCCACGTATCCCCGCCCGGTGCCACGTGAGGGAACAGGTCGAGGTCGTCGGGTGCGATGTACCAGCAGGCCTGCCCGGTCGGCAGGCTGATGAACAGCACCGGCCAGTCGGGCTCGGCGGGGTCGCTCTGGAAGTGCGAGGGGTAGATGGCGGCGAGGTGGGCGAGCAGGTGTGCCCGCTCACGGTAGACGCCCCTGCTGGGATCGGTGACCGCGCTGGTGCGCTTGCGTTCCCTGTATGCGCCCTGACGGCACTTCGGGGAGCAGTACTGGCGTTGGGGGCCGCGCGATGGCTGCGGCAGCGGCTCTTTCTCGCAGTACGCGCACAGTCGCTGCATGTCATTCATCAGGCGTCCAGGAAGGTCATGAGGACCGTGGTGACCAGTTCGAAGGCCCGGTGTTCGGGGAAGCCCGCGTCCATGTAGGCGGTGTACATCTCGTGGAGTTGTACGGCGCTGGCGGCGAGGTCGGTCAGGGGTGTCTCGGGCATCTCGTTACTCATTGCCGTCCTCCGCGTCGTCGGTGAAGGTGACGTCGAGGGTGCGGACGATCTCGGTGCCGAGGCGGTGCCGTGCGGTGAGCTTGTAGTCGCTGCGCAGGTGGGGCAGGGACCACGAGTACCGGGGGATGGGGAGGGTCACGGTGACCGTCTGGCCGTTGACCACCGTGGAGGCGGTGAGCAGGACGGTGTCGCTGCCGGTCATGTGTCTTCTCCTGCTTCGAGGGCCGGGGTGTCGAGTCGTTCGAGGGTGGCCGTGGTGGTGTCGTCGGTGTTGATGAGGCTGATGAGCTGGCTGATCTCGACGCTGAGTTCGTCGGCCTCGACGGAGAACCGCTGGGCGGCCTGGGTGCCGAGGAGCTTGGAGATCGACTCTTCGATGCGGTTGAGGCGGTCGAAGGCTTCGAGGGCGAAGCGGCGGTCTTCGATGGGGACGCCGTCCTGGAAGATGACCTTGCCCTGCTGGACGAGGACGTGTTCTTTGTTGAGGCTGTCCCAGATGTGCCGCTTCATCATTTCGTAGTGCTGGAGCTGTTCCAGGCGCTTCTCGTCGATGTTGACCTGGTGGACCAGGGAGAGGCCGCGCTGGACGGCGGTGGCGGCGCGGCGGGGGTCGGGGTCGCCGGTGCGCCAGTCGGTGAGGCCGAGTTCTTCGGCGATCTCGTCGAGGGACCAGCCCATGGCCTTGAGGCGGGCGGCTTCGCGGTCCCTCTTGTAGTTGTGGCTGGCGGGGTAGCCCTCGGGGGTTTCTTCGGGGAGGAAGTCCTTGTCGGTGATGAGGGCGCGCTCGCCGAAGGGGATGTCGCTGGTCATGGTGGGTCTCCTGCCGAGGAGAGGTTGTGGAGCACCCCATGAGATGGGGTGGGTACACCGCATGATGGTGTGCCCACCCCATCTGATGGGGTAATGTTGTTGCTGTCGGACAGGGTCCGCACAAGAAGAAGGGGAAGTACGTGACATCGGAACCGAAGACCGCGCGCAAGGTTAGGAAGCCTGTCGAGCCGGGCAGCAAGCGCTGGTACCGGGAGATGCTCCTGGAGAGGCTGGGGATCTGGTTCCTGCCTCTATGGACGGCCTATCTCACGGCCCGGCACGTCGACTGGAGCTGGGGCCCGGCGCTCATCGCGGCGGTGGTATCCCCCTGGGTCGTCGTGACCCTGGCGTTCCTGATGGTGATCCACGCGGTGTGGCGGGTCGATGTGAACGTCGAGGGCAACAGCCAGAACCCCTTCACCGAGAAGGACCACAAGGTGCTCGGCAGGGCTCTGCTGTTCACCGCACTCGGCGGTCTCTTCGTGGTCTTGTTCCCGATCGTGCTCCTTGTGGTGGAGTTCACCGAGAGCCAGAGGGAGGCGATCGACATCTCCAGCGGCAGTGCCTTCATCGCGCTGATCGCGGTCCTCGCCGTCGGCGGCTCGTTCCACGCCACCCACAAGAAGGCGATGTGCGCGTGGAGGCAGCTCAAGGAGGCCCGCGCCGAGCTGGAGGAGGGCGTATGACCCAGGCGGGGACGGGAGCCGAGCACATCCATCTGCGCCTTGCGGAGGTGATGGCGCAGCGCCGGGTGACCAATGAGGCCCTCGCCGAGCAGATCGGTCTCAGTGCGAATCAGCTGTCTCGGGCGAAGAACGGGGCCATCAAGTACATCCGGCTGGACACGCTGGCCAGGATGTGCCGTGAGCTGGACTGCCAGCCGGGCGATCTGCTGGTCTACGTGGAGAAGTGACGAAGCCCCGGCTCGGCCATCCCCCGGTGGGGCCGGGGCTTCGTCGTCCACGACTCAACACGAAAGGCCCCGTCCCTTTGCAGGGCGGGGCCTTTCGCGCAGAAGAACCGTGTCATCAGCCAGCTTCCATGATGGCGCTGGTACGTCCAGTCTACGGAGGCAATACGAAGTACAAATAGCGTGTGACGCAGGTCACTGGAGAACTGTTAGAGTGGCAGCTGATGGCGGTCGCCACCACACCCAACCCACTGCCATCACCC